GCCGCCGCAAAAGCCTGTGCGGAAATTGAAAAAACGCCGGTCAGTATTCGTGAGCTGTGGAACCCGGATACCTGTCCGGCAAATCTGCTGCCGTGGCTGGCGTGGTCATTTTCGGTTGACCGCTGGGATGATAAGTGGCCGGAAGCGACAAAACGCGCTGTTATCCGCGATGCGTATTTCATTCACTGCCATAAGGGCACTATTGGTGCGATTCGCCGTGTGGTGGAGCCGCTCGGCTATCTGATTGAGGTGAGGGAGTGGTGGCAGCTCAACGAGGAGCCGGGGACGTTCCGCATCGTTGTTGGCGTGCTTGAGCAGGGTATTACCGAGGAAATGTATCAGGAGCTGGAGCGTCTCGTTGCTGATGCAAAACCTGCAAGCCGCCATCTGACGGGACTGGCTATCAGTTTAAGTACAACCGGCAACATTTTTGCCGGTGCGGGATGCTATCACGGCGACGCCCTGACGGTTTATCCCTACACCCCGGAGGCCATTATTGTCGGAGGGGATTATTTCCCGGCCTCGGCCATTCATTTAATTGATAACCTGAGAGTAAACGCATGACAGTGAAATACTACGCCATTCTGACTAATCAGGGCGCGGCACGGCTGGCTAACGCGACGATGCTCGGCAGTAAGCTGAATCTGACGCAAATGGCCGTTGGTGATGCAAATGGTGTCTTGCCGACACCAGACCCGGCACAGACAAAACTTATTAACCAGAAACGCATCGCGCCGCTGAATCTTCTGAGTGTTGACCCGAACAACCAGAGCCAGATTATTGCGGAGCAAATCATCCCTGAGAACGAGGGCGGATTCTGGATCCGTGAGATTGGGCTTTATGATGATGAAGGCGTACTCATTGCGGTGGCGAACTGCCCGGAAACGTACAAACCGCAGTTGCAGGAAGGCAGTGGTCGTACCCAGACTATCCGCATGATTCTGGTTGTCACGAATACCGAAGCTATCACGCTGAAAATCGACCCGTCGGTGGTACTGGCGACCCGTAAATACGTGGATGATGAAGTCCTGGAATTAAGGCTGTATGTGGATGACCAAATGAGAAACCACATTGCCGCACAGGACCCTCATACCCAGTATGCACAGAAACATAATCCGACATTTACCGGAGAACCAAAAGCGCCGACGCCTGCCGCAGGAAATAACACCACGCGGATTGCGACCACTGAGTTTGTTCAGGCCGCTATTACCGCTCTGATTAACGGTGCGCCAGCCACGCTGGACACACTGAAAGAAATTGCCGCAGCCATTAACAATGACCCGAAATTCAGTACCACCATTAACAATGCGCTGTCAGGTAAGCAGCCACGGGACAATACGCTGACTAATTTGAGTGGAAAGGATGTAGCTGGTCTTCTCGCAACGTTGGTTTGGGAGAAGCGGCAAAACGGGGGGTGGGAACAGGGGAAAATCAGATACCGGACATGGCTTCATTTAGTGGGGTGAGGGATTATTACGGAAAACAACTTTTGCCAGGAGGGTTGATACTTCAGTGGCTGACGATTCCATCAAGTGCAGCAGCCAAAGCTGTAACACTGAATAATGGTAATTATCAGCTGTCAGGCTATAAATGGCCCCAGTCATTTGGTGTCCTGTTTGCTGTGTTTGCTACAAAAGTTTCTGGCTCGACTAACGAAGCATATGCAATCTCAGTTAATCGTCACTCTACCGATGTAATTGTCACCTGGAATGCCCGTAAGGCTGATGATGTCCACATTTTAGGAATTGGGAAATTATGAAAATGAAATGGTCCCCATCTGTTCAGGGATTTTTCTCTGAAAATAACAGCGATATTCCCGATGATGCTTTCGATATTGAAGATGCTCTTTATTATGAACTTATGAATGGTCAGAGTACGGGGAAAATTATTATCAATAACCCGGATAACTACCCTGTACTTACTGAATATCCAGCGAAGACACAGGAACAGGAAATAGCTGAAGCGGAGGGAATGAAAAGTATACTTATTGAACAGGCCAACGAATACATGAACAGTAAGCAATGGCCTGGTAAAGCCGCTATTGGTCGTCTGAAAGGTGAGGAACTGGCGCAATATAATTTGTGGCTGGATTATCTGGACGCACTGGAACTGGTTGATACCTCCAGTGCTCCAGATATTGAATGGCCTACGCCTCCGGCAGTTCAGGCCAGATGACATCCGGCGCAGGGGAAGTATCTACCGCTTCCAATTTCTTGGCATAACTCCGCCAGGCTATGAGCCTGGCTTTATCTGCATCGCTGATAATTCCGAGCAGTAAATCAGTCTGCCATTCACGAACAGCTTCCGCAGATTCGGCCATTAGCTGCGCTTTTTGGTTTTCTGCCTCCTGCACTGCGATAGCGTGAAGCTCATCATCTGTTGGAGGCGGAATATCTTCCCACGCAGGCAAACCATCAGCACCCGGCACACGTCGCTTCCCGTCGTTTTCTCCGATAAAAAATTCTGCAAAAATCTCGTTCGAAACAGGGACGGCATCAGTAAATGCGTCTGTTTTCAGTAAAGTACTTCCTGCAGCAATGAACACATTCTTTTTTGCGCTGTAATAGTAACTGGTCATTTACACTCTCCCTACGGCAATCCAGTGCGCCGTTGCTGAGCCGCCCTTGAACGTTTTATCTGCTCCCTGCCACCAGATCGAGCGGAACCCGAAAGAGGTTGTTCCCAGCGATTGAGCACCATAGATCACTAACCCTGAGTACACGTTCCCGGACGAAACCCAGTTCGACACCGCAGATTCCCCCGTCAGAACGCTATAGAAACTCATCGCAAGGCCAAGGTTCACGGTCGCAAATCCATTTGCATCTGTAGACACCTTACCGCCCTGAATAACAATGCCTCCCGGCAGTTGCATCACAAAGGCATTAACGTTGCCTGTAACTGTGAATGATGACATATCCGGCACTTGGCCCGTTCCGGTTCCAACATCTTTTTTGGCTGCTGTTCCTAAACCAACGTTTAAGAAAATGCAGAGATTACGGCTAACTGGCATCATCCCCGGTTTTTATTCAGGGGATCCATCATGCTTATTGGCTATGTCCGCGTGTCAACAAATGACCAGAATACGGAATTGCAGCGTAACGCGCTGGAGTGTGCAGGATGTGAGCTGATTTTTGAGGATAAAATCAGCGGCACGAAGTCCGACAGGCCGGGACTGAAAAAACTGCTCAGGACATTATCGGAGGGGGATACACTGGTAGTCTGGAAGCTGGACCGGCTGGGGCGTAGTATGCGGCATCTGGTTATTCTGGTTGAGGAGCTGCGCGAACGCGGCATTAATTTTCGCAGCCTGACGGATGCCATTGATACCAGCACGCCGATGGGACGTTTTTTCTTTCATGTGATGGGTGCCCTGGCTGAAATGGAACGAGAACTCATTGTCGAGCGGACTCGCGCCGGACTGGAAGCGGCCAGAGCCAAAGGTCGTATTGGTGGCAGACGTCCGAAGCTCACCGCGAGTGAGTGGGAACAGGCAGGACGGTTGCTGGCTGCGGGTGAATCACGTCAACGCGTGGCGCTGATTTTTGATATTGGCCTGTCCACGCTCTATAAAAAATTCCCCTCATCAGCGACAAAGAATAAATTGTGTCATCCCTTAGCCAACCGGGACAAATAGCCTGACATCTCCGGCACAACTGAAAATACCACTCACCCATTAACCACGGAGTTAAACGGATGAGTGACTATCATCACGGCGTGCAGGTGCTGGAGATTAACGACGGCACCCGCGTCATTTCCACCGTATCCACTGCCATTGTCGGCATGGTCTGTACGGCCAGCGATGCGGATGCGGAAACCTTCCCCCTCAATAAACCGGTGCTGATTACCAATGTGCAGAGCGCAATTGCAAAGGCCGGTAAAAAAGGCACGCTGGCGGCATCGTTGCAGGCCATCGCTGACCAGTCAAAACCGGTTACCGTTGTCGTGCGTGTTGAAGACGGCACCGGCGACGACGAAGAAACGAAACTCGCGCAGACCGTTTCCAATATCATCGGCACCACTGACGAAAACGGTCAGTATACCGGACTGAAAGCCCTGCTGGCGGCAGAGTCGGTAACCGGTGTTAAACCGCGTATTCTCGGCGTGCCGGGACTGGACACCAAAGAGGTGGCTGTTGCACTGGCATCAGTCTGTCAGAAGCTGCGCGCTTTCGGGTATATCAGCGCATGGGGCTGTAAAACCATTTCCGAGGTGAAAGCCTACCGCCAGAATTTCAGCCAGCGTGAGCTGATGGTCATCTGGCCGGATTTCCTCGCATGGGATACGGTCAGCAGCACCACCGCCACCGCGTATGCCACCGCCCGTGCGCTGGGTCTGCGCGCTAAAATCGACCAGGAGCAGGGCTGGCATAAAACGCTGTCCAATGTCGGGGTAAACGGTGTTACCGGCATCAGTGCCTCTGTATTCTGGGATTTGCAGGAGTCCGGCACTGATGCTGACCTGTTGAACGAGTCAGGTGTCACAACGCTGATTCGCCGTGACGGTTTCCGCTTCTGGGGTAACCGTACCTGCTCTGATGACCCGCTGTTCCTCTTTGAAAACTACACCCGCACCGCGCAGGTGCTGGCCGACACGATGGCTGAGGCGCACATGTGGGCTGTGGACAAGCCCATCACTGCAACGCTGATTCGCGACATCGTTGACGGCATCAATGCCAAATTCCGTGAGCTGAAAACAAACGGCTATATTGTGGATGCGACCTGCTGGTTCAGCGAAGAATCCAACGATGCGGAAACCCTCAAGGCCGGAAAACTGTATATCGACTACGACTATACACCGGTGCCTCCTCTTGAAAACCTGACCCTGCGCCAGCGTATTACCGATAAATACCTGGCAAATCTGGTCACCTCGGTTAACAGCAATTAAGGAGCCTGACCGATGGCAATGCCGCGCAAACTCAAGTTAATGAACGTCTTTCTGAACGGCTACAGCTATCAGGGCGTCGCGAAGTCCGTCACGCTGCCAAAACTGACCCGTAAGCTCGAAAACTATCGCGGTGCGGGGATGAACGGCAGCGCACCGGTAGACCTCGGCCTTGATGACGATGCGCTGTCAATGGAGTGGTCGCTCGGTGGCTTCCCGGATTCGGTTATCTGGGAGCTTTACGCCGCAACCGGTGTGGATGCCGTACCGATTCGTTTTGCAGGCTCTTACCAGCGCGACGATACCGGCGAAACGGTGGCCGTCGAGGTGGTCATGCGTGGACGTCAGAAAGAAATCGACACCGGCGAGGGCAAACAGGGAGAAGACACCGAGTCGAAAATCTCCGTGGTCTGCACCTATTTCCGGCTGACGATGGACGGTAAGGAGCTGGTCGAAATCGACACCATCAACATGATTGAGAAGGTGAACGGCGTCGACCGGCTGGAGCAACACCGCCGCAATATCGGCCTGTGATTTTCATCCGGTTAGCCTGGCTGACCGGTTAACCCCGATTCAGAAGTGAGAAAACCATGAACAAAGAAAACGTCATTACCCTGGACAATCCGGTCAAACGTGGTGAGCAGGTTATCGAACAGATCACGCTGATGAAACCCAATGCCGGGACGCTGCGCGGTGTCAGTCTGGCTGCAGTCGCGAACTCCGAAGTCGATGCACTGATTAAAGTGCTGCCGCGCATGACGGCACCGATGCTGACCGAGCAGGAAGTCGCCGCGCTGGAACTGCCTGACCTTGTGGCGCTGGCCGGTAAGGTGGTCGGTTTTTTGTCGCCGAACTCGGTGCAGTGACGTTTCCGAAAAATCTCTCGGTCGATGACCTGATGGCGGATGTGGCAGTGATATTTCACTGGCCGCCATCAGAACTGTATCCCATGAGCCTGACCGAACTCATCACATGGCGCGAAAAGGCGCTCCGGCGAAGCGGAAACACGAATGAGTAACAATGTAAAATTACAGGTATTGCTCAGGGCTGTTGACCAGGCATCCCGCCCGTTTAAATCCATCCGCACAGCGAGCAAATCGCTGTCGGGGGATATCCGGGAAACACAAAAATCACTGCGCGAGCTGAACGGTCAGGCATCCCGTATTGAGGGATTTCGCAAGACCAGTGCACAGCTCGCCGTGACTGGTCATGCACTTGAAAAGGCTCGACAGGAAGCCGAAGCCCTTGCCACACAGTTTAAAAACACCGAACGTCCGACCCGTGCTCAGGCGAAAGTGCTGGAATCCGCAAAGCGTGCGGCGGAGGACTTACAGGCGAAATATAACCGCCTGACGGATTCCGTTAAACGCCAGCAGCGGGAACTGGCCGCTGTGGGAATTAATACCCGCAATCTTGCACATGATGAGCAGGGACTGAAAAACCGTATCAGTGAAACCACTGCCCAGCTTAACCGGCAGCGTGACGCGCTGGCGCGTGTCAGTGCGCAACAGGCAAAACTTAACGCAGTCAAACAGCGTTATCAGGCCGGCAAGGAACTGGCCGGAAATATGGCCTCAGTGGGCGCTGCCGGTGTGGGGATTGCGGCGGCGGGAACGATGGCCGGAGTTAAGCTGCTGATGCCCGGTTATGAGTTTGCGCAGAAAAACTCAGAATTACAGGCTGTGCTCGGAGTGGCAAAAGACTCCGCCGAAATGGCCGCGCTCCGCAAACAGGCGCGCCAGCTCGGCGACAACACCGCCGCCTCGGCGGATGATGCAGCCGGTGCGCAGATTATCATTGCAAAAGCCGGTGGGGATGTTGATGCCATTCAGGCGGCAACGCCGGTCACGCTGAATATGGCGCTGGCGAACCGTCGCACGATGGAAGAAAACGCCGCCCTGTTGATGGGGATGAAATCCGCCTTTCAGCTTTCAAACGATAAGGTCGCTCATATCGGGGATGTTCTCTCCATGACGATGAACAAAACCGCCGCCGATTTTGACGGCATGAGCGATGCGCTGACCTATGCCGCACCTGTGGCAAAAAATGCCGGTGTCAGCATTGAAGAAACCGCCGCAATGGTCGGGGCGCTGCATGATGCAAAAATCACAGGCTCAATGGCGGGGACGGGAAGCCGTGCCGTGTTAAGTCGCCTGCAGGCACCGACGGGAAAAGCATGGGATGCACTCAAAGAGCTTGGAGTGAAAACCTCAGACAGCAAGGGGAATACCCGACCAATATTTACCATTCTGAAAGAAATGCAGGCCAGTTTTGAGAAAAACCGGCTCGGTACTGCCCAGCAGGCTGAATACATGAAAACCATTTTCGGTGAGGAGGCCAGTTCAGCAGCCGCCGTGCTGATGACTGCCGCCTCAACCGGAAAGCTGGACAAACTGACCGCTGCGTTTAAAGCCTCAGACGGGAAGACCGCAGAGCTGGTAAATATCATGCAGGACAACCTCGGCGGTGACTTTAAGGAGTTTCAGTCCGCTTATGAGGCGGTGGGGACTGACCTGTTTGACCAGCAGGAAGGCGCACTACGTAAGCTCACGCAGACGGCCACAAAGTATGTGTTAAAACTCGACGGCTGGATCCAGAAAAACAAATCACTGGCGTCAACCATTGGCCTCATTGCCGGTGGCGCGCTGGCGCTGATTGGCATCATCGGTACAATTGGTCTTGTAGCCTGGCCGGTTATCACCGGCATCAATGCCATCATCGCGGCAGCAGGCGCAATGGGGGCAATCTTCACGACGGTTGGCAGTGCTGTTATGACCGCCATCGGGGCTATTAGCTGGCCGGTTGTGGCTGTGGTGGCTGCCATTGTCGCCGGGGCGTTGCTTATCCGTAAATACTGGGAGCCTGTCAGCGCATTCTTTGGCGGTGTGGTTGAAGGGCTGAAAGTGGCATTTGCGCCGGTGGGGGAACTGTTCACGCCACTTAAGCCGGTGTTTGACTGGCTGGGTGAAAAGTTACAGGCCGCGTGGCAGTGGTTTAAAAACCTGATTGCCCCGGTCAAAGCCACTCAGGACACCCTGAACCGTTGCCGTGACACGGGGGTCATGTTCGGGCAGGCACTGGCTGACGCGCTGATGCTGCCGCTTAATGCGTTCAACAAACTGCGCAGTGGTATTGACTGGGTACTGGAAAAACTCGGTGTTATCAACAAAGAGTCAGACACACTTGACCAGACCGCCACCAGAACTCAAGCCGCCACGTATGGCAGCGGTGGTTATATTCCGGCGACCAGCTCTTATGCAGGCTATCAGGCTTATCAGCCGGTCACGGCACCGGCTGGCCGCTCTTATGTGGACCAGAGTAAAAACGAATATCACATCAGCCTGACGGGTGGCACTGCGCCGGGGACACAGCTTGACCGCCAGTTACAGGATGCGCTCGAAAAATACGAGCGGGATAAACGTGCGCGCGCTCGTGCCAGCATGATGCATGACGGTTAAGGAGGTGACGAAAAATGATGCTCGCGTTAGGTATGTTTGTTTTTATGCGCCAGACGCTGCCACACCAGACCATGCAGCGTGAATCAGATTATCGCTGGCCGTCAAATTCCCGTATCGGTAAACGGGACGCTTTTCAGTTTCTCGGTGTGGGTGAGGAAAACATCACGCTGGCCGGTGTGCTTTATCCCGAACTGACCGGCGGCAAGCTGACGATGACCACGCTCAGGCTGATGGCAGAGGAGGGGCGGGCGTGGCCGTTGCTGGATGGCACCGGCATGATTTACGGCATGTATGTCATCAGCAGGGTGAGTGAAACAGGGAGTATTTTCTTTGCAGACGGCACACCCAGGAAAATTGATTTTACGCTGTCACTCACCCGCGTTGATGAATCACTGGCCGCGCTTTATGGCGATATCGGTAAACAGGCGGAATCGCTCATCGGTAAGGCCGGCAGTATGGCGACCAGATTCACAGGTATGACGGGGGCGGGATAATGCTGGATGCGCTGACATTTGATGCAGGCAGTACGCTGACGCCGGATTACATGCTGATGCTCGACAGCAGGGATATTACCGGCAATATCAGCGACCGTCTGATGAGCATGACCCTGACGGATAACCGGGGCTTTGAGGCTGACCAGCTTGATATTGAACTGAACGATGCCGACGGGCAGGTCGGGCTGCCGGTTCGTGGCGCTGTCCTGACGGTGTATATCGGCTGGAAAGGTTTTGCCCTGGTATGCAAAGGGAAATTTACCGTTGATGAGGTTGAACACCGGGGCGCACCGGATGTAGTCACCATCCGCGCCCGGAGTGCAGATTTTCGCGGGACGCTCAATTCCCGCCGGGAAGGCTCCTGGCATGACACCACGCTCGGTGCGATTGTTAAGGCGATAGCCACCCGTAACAGGCTGGAAGCCAGTGTCGCTCCGTCACTGGCCGGAATAAAAATTCCACACATCGACCAGTCGCAGGAGTCTGATGCAAAATTCCTGACCCGCCTTGCTGAACGCAACGGCGGTGAGGTGTCGGTAAAAATGGGAAAATTGTTGTTTCTCAAAGCGGGGCAGGGGGGGACGGCCAGCGGTAAAAAAATCCCGCAGATTACCATCACCCGCAGCGACGGCGACCGTCATCATTTTGCGATTGCTGACCGTGGAGCTTACACCGGCGTAACGGCAAAGTGGTTACATACCAAAGACCCGAAGCCGCAAAAGCAGAAGGTAAAACTGAAACGCAAAAAGAAAGAAAAACACCTGCGCGCACTGGAGCACCCGAAAGCGAAACCGGTCACGCAGAAGAAAGCGCCAAAAGTACCGGAAGCGCGCGAAGGTGAATACATGGCCGGTGAGGCTGACAACGTTTTTGCCCTGACCACGGTATATGCCACGAAAGCGCAGGCCATGCGCGCCGCTCAGGCGAAGTGGGATAAACTGCAACGGGGTGTAGCGGAGTTCTCCATCAGCCTGGCTACCGGTCGGGCAGATATTTACACGGAAACACCGGTCAAAGTGTCAGGCTTTAAGCGTGTCATAGACGAGCAGGACTGGACAATCACTAAGGTGACACATTTTCTGAATAATAGCGGCTTCACGACGTCCTTAGAGCTTGAGGTAAGGCTTTCTGATGTGGAGTACGAAACCGAAGATGATGAGTGATGTGTTTTATTTTATCTGTTTGTTTTATAAGGATAAATTAACTAAAATGGCAACATCAACAAAACCGGAAGAGGTGCTCGCGATGTTTCATTGTCCTTTATGCCAGCATGCCGCACATGCGCGTACAAGTCGCTATATCACTGACACGACAAAAGAGCGTTATCACCAGTGCCAGAACGTGAATTGCAGCGCCACGTTCATCACTTATGAGTCGGTACAGCGATACATCGTGAAGCCGGGAGAAGTCCACGCCGTGAGGCCGCACCCGTTGCCGTCAGGGCAGCAAATTATGTGGATGTAATTACAAACAGAAAGCCCCTCAGTCGAGGGGCTTTCTGTTTTGGGGAATATTCTTCATTAAAAGTAGTGGATCACGTTTAATAAACTATGTTTATCATATACTTAAAAGTAACTTTTTAAAGTTGGACAGGTTGGTGGAAAATGGAAAAAGTTATAATTGAGCTTGATAATCGTTGGGAGTTAGCTGATTTCGCGGTCTTAACGAAAGAGTATTTGCAGCTATATGGTTTTTTTTATGGCCTAAAAGGAGGATCAAGAGGATATTCAACAATGCCTTGGGAGGGTGGGCACAGTGTAGTGAACTTTTTTAGAGGGGCTTACAGTGCGACTCCACCAGATTTACGTCCTGTAGTGAAAAAAATTCAGTATGCCTCTCCTGGCTTTATTGAATTGTCTGCTCTTATTGATATCTCTTGGCAGATTGCTGAGTTAGTTACTGCTGTTGGTGGAAGTATTCTGGCTGCCAACAAAGTTTACGATCAGGTGATGCGTACATATCGACAAAGAGAATGGGCAAAGTTGAAATCAGAGAAGCTGCGTATACAGAATCAAATTAAAGAGATTGAACTTGTTTCTGACGCAGTTAAATCACTTGAATCTGTGATGGCACTTAGTGAAGAACAACGTAAAAACTTGGTTCAACTATCGGGGGCAGATGAACTGGTTCAGTTAAAGATACTTTTGGCTGTTTACCGACGGTTATCTCCTCTTGTTGAGTTGCAAAACAGCGGGAAAGCTAATTTTTCTGCAGGGAAAAATAAAAATTTAAAAGCGTCCGATTAA